CGTACAAAGATAAAGAAAAAGGAAAAGAATGGGCTAAAAAATGGAAAAAGGAAAATCATGCACATGTTTTAGAGGAAAAACGAAAATGGTACAAGAATAATAAGAAAAGTTGGGAAGATTGGCGATTAGACAACAATGTACGTTTTACTGAAATTCAAAGAGAAAGTTATTTAAAAAGAAAATATCACATCACAACGGATAGGTATAATGCGATGTTTTTTGAACAAGATGGTTGTTGTGCTATATGTGGAAAACATCAGTCAGAATTTAAAAGTAGGTTAAATGTTGACCATGACCATTCTACAAATGGTGTTAGGGCATTGTTATGCTGGTGTTGTAATTTAGCATTAGGGAATGTTAACGATGACATTGGGATTTTACAAAATATGATTATTTATTTACAAACACACAATAGTGATGAGCATAGGATCATTCATAAAAGGAAAGTGCAAGGATAAATGTGTTTACTGGGGATCTCCTGTAAATGATGGTCGTGGAAAATACACTTTTGGTGTTATCGAGGAAGTTATGGTTCGTTGGGAAGATGAAATTGAAAACTTTGCCAAAGATGCACGAAGCAGGATTCAAATTGGAAAAGACGGTCGTGAGTTTAGGACAAATGCAACACTATACACTTCCAATGTTCCTACTGGTGGGTGGGATTTGGATGGGTACATGTATCTGGGAACTTTAGATAGTCTTGATTCTGCATTCGATCCATACACAACTGAAGGTGCGTGGGAAATAAAACAGATCAATGCAATTCCATCCTTAAACGATCCTAGTATTAAGATATTTCAAATATATTTATAAAATGGATTTACGCAGCAGAATAGGGTTATTAGGAGTTTCCGGAGTAAGTGGAAATTTGAAACGTGACTTTGCCCTAATTCATGCTAATTTAAATCGTGAAATAAACAACATAAAGAACAGAACAAACAAAGGATTAATACTTGCAGCAATTGAGGTAAGGCGTGATATGGAAAATGTACCACCATTTATTCCATTAAAACATGGGAATTTACGGGCTAGTTGGTTTATTGTGACTAAGAAAAATGCTGACCCTGTTTCAAAAGCAATGCAAGTACGAAAAGCAAAATTTAGGAAAGCAGATACTCCTGAAATATTAGCTGCATTAATAGAAGGTCATAGAGTAGCTTTAGCTGAAGCAGATATCACAATGTCCCCATACCCTATTGGTGTTATAATGGGATTTAGTGCTTATTACGCTGCTCCTGTACATGAAATGGTTGATGCCAAATACCCACCGGAAGGTGTCCATTGGTCTAAATCAGGAAGTGGGCCGAAATTCTTTCAGGCAGCGTTGTACAGGAACTTTGATAAGATCATTTATATAGTAAAAACTAATGCACAGGTACGACCATGAATTCAGTAGCGGAAGATATTGCCAATATGCTTGCAGCGGAAAGTTCTTTAGATTTAGTTCTAGGAACAACTCTTCACATTTACCGTGAACCTGCTACGCCTAATAATACGGTAACGGTGTTTGAAGTTCCCGGAATGCCCCCAATGGGTCTTTTAGCTTCTAACGAAGATACAAAACATTATGAAAGACCAGCAATACAAATAAGAGTAAGGAACATAGACCCACAAGCTGCTTTCGAGTTATCCTATACAATACAAACACTATTACACGCAAGGGCGCAGGAAACTTGGGGTTCTTATTTTTACAGTGTCATCTATTCAACATCAAATCCTACTATGCTAGATTGGGATGCTAGCAACAGGGTGCGAATCGTGTTAAATTTTAATGTGCAAAGAAGATTAAGTTAGTTTAATGAACAAAGAAAAGGAGGTTTATTATGAGTAATGCTTTTAGTGGGGTTGGATCAAAATTTAGAAGATGGAATGTTACTTCAGGCATCTGGGAAGCCGTTGCAGAAGTAAAAACCATTTCAGGACCAACTATGTCAAGGGAGATGATAGATGTAACAAATCTTGATTCTACTGGCGGTTATCGTGAATTTATTCCATCTTTCAGGGATGGTGGAACTGTTACCCTGTCAATGAACTACACATTTGCTGGGTACTTGCTTTTGAAACAGGATTTTCAAAGTGATGTGCTTATCAATTATGAAATTTTGTTGTCGGATGGTTCTTCTATTGAGTTCAGCGGTTATGTACAGGATCTTCCAATCAACGTAACGTTTGATGATGCTGTGACTTCTGAAGTAACAATTAAAGTATCCGGTGAAGTTACTCAGGATCAGGGTTCTGGTTCAGGTAGCTAATTATTGAAAAATTCTAATCATGAATTGTTTTACAAATTATTAAAAAATAATCAAAATGGCACTATTAGGAAAAGCAGAGTTGATGTCTAAGGACACATTGAAAAGTGAAAAAGTTGTATTGGATACAAGGGTTGTAGAACCAGAAGTATTATCACAGGAAAATGGCACAGTTGTGAAAGAAGCTGTTGTTGAGGAAGATTATGTGTTCGTTCGTCAAATGACAGGACATGAAAAAAGTATTTGGGAATTGTCGCAGGTTGAAAAATCAGGTCAGGGCAAAAAAGTTCAGTACGATGTTACCCTTGATGATTATCGGGCAAAGCTGGCCGTTGTGTGCGTTTGTGATGAAAAAGGCGAACTGTTGTTCCGGCCAAATGATTACAAGCAGTTTGCAATGAACATCAGCGCAGCCAAATTGGAAAAAATTGTTGACGTGGCACAACGTCTAAATGCTATCACGGAAGAAGATAGGGAAGAAATTGTAAAAAACTCCTAGCCCGTCCTGCTAGGGTTTTCCAATTTGAACTGTGCTTAGCTTTGGGGTACTCACATCCTGATGAATTGTTGAACAACTTAACAGCTTCTCAAATAACAGAATGGGAAGCTTTCAACAGGATACAACCAATAGGACATAGGCGTTTAGATGTGTACTTCTCCCATTTCATGACATCTTTACACAATATAGCCCTTGGTTTTTCGGGTACTAAAAATGCTAAACAGTTCAAAGTGGAGGACTTTGTACCTAACTGGACGGGAATAGAGGAAGAGCCTGATGTTATGTCGGCTGAACAGATCAAGCAATTTTTTGCAGCTTTCAATAAGAAAGTACAAGAAGACAAGGAAAGACAAAGCACTATAAAAATCAAGAAATGAATCTAGGATCTTTTGAGGTAATGTTAGGAGTAAATACCGCAGGGCTTTCACGCGCTGCTGTGAACATGAGGCGGTTTGAATCACAGGTGATCGGATCTAATGCAGCAATGAATGCTTCCTTTAAATCTTTGGGTTCTCAAATGATGTTGACAGGAACAATGTTGACACAATTTGTTACCGTTCCTATGTCATTACTTGGTGGGGCTGCTGTGACGTCGTTTGCAAAATTCGAGCAAGTTTTAGGAAAAATGGCAGCTTTGACGAATTTTACAGGAAGCCAAATACACGACATGTCCAATGAACTTTTAAATCTTGCTGGCAAAGTAGGAAAAGCCCCTAAAGAACTAGCGGAAGGTTTATATTTCATAGGGTCTTCTGGTATAAGGGAAACTGCATTAGCAATGGACATTTTAAAGAAATCTGCTGATGCTGCTAGAATTGGTCTTGGTGATACTAAAGCTGTTGCTGATGCTGTAACCAGTGTTTTAAATGCTTATGGGCATACTGCTATCACGGCAGGGCAAGCAACTGATATTTTAGTTGCTGCGGTACGTGAAGGTAAAGGGGAGGCAGATGCTTTAGGAAGAGTAATAGGAAAGGTGATGCCTTTAGCTGTTCAGTTAGGTGTTGAATTTGATGAAGTTGCAGGGTCTTTAGCTACTTTGACATTATCAGGAAAAAGTGCTGCTGAAGCTTCCACCCAAATGGCACGTTTGTTCACAACATTAGTACAACAGCCTCCTAGAGCGGAAGCTGCTTTGGAAAAGGTGGGCATTTCTTTTGCTCATTTACGTAAAGTTTTACGTGATGATGGTATGCTTGCTTTTGTCGAAGCTTTGAAAAAGATGGTAGGGGGCAACACTTTAGACGTCCTACAAAACACAAAAGCGTATGAAGACAATATTACTGTTTTAGGAGATGTTTTCACCAATATTAGAGCCTTACTTCCTGTATTGGATATGATGGGGCCAAACTTTTCAAATTTGGTAAAGGTGCTAGATGCAACCAAAAATTCGGCAGGATCTTTAGCTGATGGGATACAGTCTATCACTGGTACTGTTATGGATCGTTGGAATAGGTCGGTTTCAAGTATGCAAGCATCTTTGGTTAAAATAGGGGAAGCTATTAGAGAGCCATTAATAGGATTGATACAATCAGTTGCTAGGTTTATTGAAAGGCTTGCAAATAGTTTTTCAAATCTAACATCATCACAACAAAAAACTATCATACTTTGGGCAGGAATTCTTGCTGCTCTTGGCCCTGTTTTGCTTATTTTAGGATTACTTCAAGGGGCTGTCACAGCGTTGATTGGGGCTTTGACTTTCTTAACTGGAGTTGTCTTGCGTTTGTGGGCTGCTTTTTCTGCACACCCTTTAATGTTTCTTTTACAAGCAATTTTATTTGCTTCGGCTGCTTTCATGTTATTCACATCATCTGCTAAAAAAGCATCGGCAACACAACAAATTTTGTCAGATGTAATGGAACAGGCAAACAAAAACATTATACAAGAAAAGGTCGCATTAACTAACTTGTTGCGTTTGGCTAATAGTGAAAATGCAAGCAAGCAAGCAAGGGAATCTGCCATAAGACAAATAAATTCTATATCTCCTGAATACTTGGGTTTTATTGATTCTGAAACTTTAAAAACGGTTGCTGCAACTACTGCAATAAACACTTATGTAGAAAGTCTTAGGAATAAAGCTAAGTTAGAAGCTATCCAGCAAAAACAAGTATCCGTGGAAAAGGATTACCTGTCAAGTACCATGAGTGGTGATGATAGGAAAATCAATAAAGTGAAAGGTGTTTTATTACAAGTAGTTGGGGCTTTATCTTTTGTAAGAACTGGTGTTGAATTAGTAGAACAGGCTGAGGATAAACAAGCAGAAAAAAGTAGGAAAAATTATGTGCTTCAAACGGCCTACTTAAACAAAATGTATGATGAAACACAAAAAGTAGTTGAAGGAGGAAAAGATCAAATTAAAGTGATTGATGAAATAACTGTTGCTATTGATAAAGCAACAGGAAAACCAATTGTTGTTGGTGCTACTGATTCAGGAAAAGAAGTAAAAACATTAGCAGAACAAATAAGTGCTTTAACGACCTTGATGGATACAGCATCAGGAAAAAGATTGAAACAACTATCCCGTGAATGGTTTGCTTTGGACAAAATCCAAAAGAAACAGGATGAATTGATCAACCAAGCTAAGGCACAATTTGACAACGCCCCTATAAAACCATTAGGGGTATCAGTAGAAACATTTTATCCGACCAAGAAAAAAGTAGAAGATAGCCCAGCTATGAAACAAATAAAGGAAACATCCCCACAATTTTTTGATTTATCTAATTTAGACAAAAGGATAGCTAAAGGAAATCTGTTTGCAAAAACAATAGCAGAATCGGAAGAACTTAATGCAGTTTTTTCCAACACAAATAAAGCATTGCAGGATAATGCGGACATTGCCAATATATTAGGGGATGGGTACAACAAGGCTGCACAAGATGTCAGTATCCTTCAAGGGGCGTTAGATACTTTAACAAGTAAGGAAAAAATGGATTTGATGTCGCCTGAACAAATAGACCTTGTTCAGCAAATGATAAAAAAATTCAATGAGTTAAATGAAACAGTAAATCAAAGCACACAACTTTTATCAGCTTGGAAAAGTTTGTTTTCTTCTTTAGGGTCTTTGGCAAATACTGTTGCTAAATACATGGGAGATAGTTTTCAGGAACTTTTTGGTATTTTTCAAGAAGGTGCTCAAATCATATCTGGGGTACTTCGTGTTATAGAAGCTATTACAAAAGTCACAAAGTTATCGGCTGCTGCTGAAAAAGCAAAGAACATAGCAACTGCAAGCGGTATACCTATCACATTAGCTGCTGCCGGTGCGGAAACAACAAAAGCTGCTGCTTCTACAAGTGCTGCTGTTGCTGGGGCTGCTAGTTCGGTTGCGTGGATACCTATTGTTGGAATTGGGTTGGCACTTGCTGGAATTGCTGCTATTGCCATTGCTTTATCTTCAAACTCTTCTAAAAAATCTAAAGCTACTGGTATGGCAACTGGCGGAATGGTTCCTAGTGGGTTTCCTAACGATTCCTTCCCAGCTATGCTTACAAGTGGCGAAACGGTAATACCTTTGAACAAAGTGTCTGAAATCTTCGGGAAAGATAGTGGAAATAATAAACAAGAAGTTAGGTTTGTAATAGAAGGACGGGAACTTGTTGGTATTTTAAATGAAATGGGTAAATTTCAAAAATCATTCTAAAAATGGCATACGGAAATATATATTATTCAGGATGGCATTCAGATACTAAGAAAGGGTATTTGTATATAGATAAAATTGATTATGCAGGAACTTCTTCCGAATTAGTTTTAAAAAGAGATGGGTTTTCCATAACTACAAATACACAACAACCATTGTTAGGGATGACATTGGAATTTTCTTTAATGAATTTAGAAACAGACTTTTTCACCCTTCTTCCTTTAATGTATGCTAAAGAAAGGGAATACAAGGTTAGAGTAGTTACAATCGAACCAGAAACTATTTCTTTATTCACAGGCTTTTTAAATTGTGATCAAGTTTACCAAAAATATCTAAAAAGACAATCTATTAATTTTGTTGCCAGTGGTTTCCTGTCCAAGTTGCAAGATGAACATCCTGTAAGTATCGACACGTTAAAGAACATCACATTTATTGAAATTATTGATGAAATTCTAAGATCAACTGGAGCAGATTTTCCTATACGCATTAATTCTATTTTACGTGCAGAAGGGGACACCTTAGAAGCTGGGTATACTCTTTTTGATAAAAATGGAGTTTTCACAGAATTGTTTTGGGAGGATAATGTAGAAAGAACAACCAGTTTAGAAATACTAAAAACAATATTAATATCCTTTAATTGTGTTTTATATTGGTTTGATGATTTTTGGTACATTGAACGTTATTCAGATATTTGGAATACTTCGGTTGATTATGTGGAGTACTCTATAATTTCTTTAGTTCCGGCATCTGGTGATGTTGTTCCTATAACAAATACTGTTTTAGAAGTTCATGATCTTGTGTTTACTGAAACGGCACAAACGTTAGCTGTAAATCCTGGAATAAAGAAACTACGAATTGACTTACAAGATAAAAGATTTGAAAATCTAGTAAATGGTGATTTATCAGGCGTTGTTTTTGATGGAGATCCGGAAAATACACCTGAAGTTAGAACATGGGTACAATCGGATATTCTTTGGGATAATGCTGGTCAGCCTTATTCTGTACTTAATAATGCTATTTACAGGCGTCCAGCTTCTTCTTTTGTACCTTACCCAATATCTGAAGGCTTATCCACGACAATAAAAACCACAGTTTTATCTGAGGATACTTCCATAGAAATTCAATTTGGGTATGTGATAACTGGAAAACCTTTTCCTGAAAATACATGGCGTTTCAAAGATTACACATTTCGTTTTCATTATTATGTACGGATCAATCCGGAGCATTTATATATTGTAGCGAATGAATCGGAAGAGGATGAAAAAACTTATAGGACAGAATACTCTGAAACATCTGAAAGCTTTGTTCAATATGTGGAAATCAGTGGTTCTTCTTTTGAATCAACAACACAAAGTGTCAATGTAAACATATCAATTCCATTAGGCTTAGTTGAAAAATATGATGTCTTTAATCCAGATTATCTTTTAGGAAATCTAAGTGGGGATCAATTAATAACTATTGGTTTTGGGGCTGTAACAATGTATCTTACCGAACAATCGGAAGAACAAAAACAATGGGAACAGGCTAATTTTCCTGATGATTATGATGCTGAAAACCCAATGATGTTTCAAGTACAGTGGGCATACTTTGGTGATTTTATTGTTTCCGAAACAGGAAATATTCAAGCCAATGTTATTGAAGGAACTTTTGAACCGAACTTTGTGAATAAAGAATCTATTTCTTTAGATTTATACGATTCAAAAAGTTATTCATATAAAAATTCCATTCTTCGTGGAACTGACCTTGACAAAAGAACAGAACGTTGGGGTATTTTAGCTGATGGAACTGTTGTGAATCAAAGAGGGGTTTGTTATAGTTCAACAAATAATCCTCCTACAATAGCTGATCCTCATACAATCAATGGTACTGGTTTTGGAACATTTAATAGTCGAATGACAGGGTTGAACCCTAACACGCTTTACTATGTTCGTGCGTACGCCATTGATGGGGAAGGCAATGTTGTGTACGCTACTTTGCCGTCTATCCTAAGTGGAACTTATTCATTTACTACTCTAAATTTAGTTGTGGGGAGTAAATATGGTGGAGGCACTATTGGCTACATTTTTCAACCTGGGGATGATGGTTATATTGCAGGACAAATTCATGGTCTTATTGTTTCTGATTATCAATACCGTGATAGGATTGGTGTAACTTCAGGAGGTGGACCTTACACAAGTGATGCAAACAGAATCATAATTGGTGGTGGTTTTGCCAATACCGAAGCAATTTTGGCGAACCCAAGACAAGGGCAACAAGGATTGTCTAAATTAGTTCCTTATAGGGTAAATAACTTTTATAATGATTGGTTTTTACCTAGTTACAATGAATTGAAAGCAATTTGGGCTAATCGTGATGTTATAGGAGGTTTTGAAAAATTTCATTATTGGACATCTACTGAACCTTATGGGTGGGGGCGAGCTTACAAATATTGTTACGCTATTGATTTTAGTTCNTTAGTCACCCCTATTGTAATTTATGGCGGGTACAATAATGGGTATTCTACTTATTGGCAAAAAACACACACAACTATTTATTTTCGTTTTGTTAGAAAATTTTAAATTCGTATATTATGGCAGTTACAATAGAAACATTTGAACCTGATGAAATTACGATTAATTCAGCCTTATCTGGTGGTGAAATTACGGGGGCTTCAAGTGGATTTTTGCCGTTGGTTGATTTACTGATGATAAACAAATTTCAAGTACTAAACAAATCAAGGCAAAAAATATCAAGTACGATACATGATGCAAGGATTTTGAAACCATTCCAAATGTTTTCTGATGGTAAACAAAGTGATAAGCCCTTTCTGTTGACATCGTTTCGGATGCTTTTGACAGAAGATGAATATGATATTGACTTAGAAGAGTATAACAATTCTGATGTGATAAATCTGACATAATGGATGTAGTCGTTACAAGAAAGTTTAAAGGGGAGCTCCCAGCAAAAAAGCAGGGATCTCAAAATTTCAATAGTTCTACCTTTGTACATAAGGAAAAAGTTATAGAAACTATCCTGAAATCAGCTACAACGGAATTGACTGATTACACGTTTGTCATAGCTTTAAATTTCATAGATACAATTCCGTTCGAGTACAAATGCCCTGAAGATATGATAATTACAGAACAATTGTGTGAGTCAACGGATGCTGAACTGATGCAAGGGGCGATACCTTATGATTTTGGTGTTTTTCTAGCACAGTTTGAAGTGCTTACAATAAATCCTACAAATACAGGAATGGTTTTATTACTAGGATTTTATAAAAAGTAAACAATGGAATTACCAATCTTTTTCCAATACATAGAGGTAAAGAAAAGCACTAGCCTAATTCAAGTAAAAGACTTGGTTTTAGAAGTTGCTGATTCTATTGGTTGGTACACAACATCCTTTGGCCTGTATTACGAATATGATTTATACGATCCTAATATCACGGCAACGTCAGTTGTACAGGTAATTCCTGATAATGAAGACACTGATATCATAAAAGTAGCTGGGGTACTTCCTAAAACTTTGGTGGAAGAAGCTGGGTATGTGAAAATTTATTCTTTACTTGAACCAACTGATGATATACACGTAACTATAAACATTTGGGAAAAGGACGGCAGTGTTGCTGAAACAGTAGGATCTTTTGTTTTGCCTATGGGTGGTGGTGAAACTCCACTTCAAATAACAGGGTTGACATTATTATCCACCGGATGGACTTTGGTTTCTGGTTTTTATGAATACGATCTAGCAAATGCAAATATCACAGCAACGGCTGAAGTCGAAGTTATATACATGAAAGAAACAATCACTATAACAAAGGCAGCAGATATCATGCCTGACAATTTGAGTGACACAGGAACAGTTAAGATTTACGCTACCAATGAGCCAACAGGTGATATTTCAGTTTCAATAATTATTACGGAGGTAATTGTATGAGCAGAATAGGAAGATGTATATTACCGTACGGTGGATCAGGTGGAGATCCTGACCCTGCAACGTATTGCCCAATCAATAACTATTTTGATCCTGACGATCCAGATTCTCCGGTGATTTGGAAACCAATCAATCCGGCTGATGGATGGTTTCTTATTGCTGAATTTCAAAACAACTCACCAAACAGTACAACTTTTGACCCTGTAATTACGGCAACTTCAGGGCAATATGCGTGGGATTTTGGGGACGGATCTGTTGCCGTTGGCGATAAGGCAGTTTCACATACATATTTAACGACAGCAACCAGAACGGTCAAGTTATATGGAAAAGGAACTTGTATAATTACGTCTATTAATATCAGTGATGATAATATAGTTGGTACGTTAGATTTGTCAAACTCTGTATTTTCAACAATGACTTCGTGGATATTACATACGAATACAAGTATGACAAATGTTGTGTTTCCTGCAACTATTACTGGGACTGTTTCTACGCTTCAACTTCAATCGACAGGTCTTTCAGGCGTGGTTGACATACAAATGTTTACAAAATTCACATCCACCGCAGATATACAACTTCATTTAACTCCATCGGTTACAGGTGTGACATTTGCAAGTTCATATACAGGGGCATTGGCTTTCGTATCGCTTTATTCATCTGGCATTACTGGCGTGTTAGATTTAACCAGACTAAACAAGTTCAGTACATCAGGAAATATTTTAATAAACTCTAACGCATCAATGACGGGGGTAACATTTGCAAGTTCGATTACAGGAACAATGGCACAAATCGCAATAAATTCAACAGGTATTTCAGGTGTATTGGATTTGTCGATGTTTACAACCTACAATGACACAGGCGTCGTTACCTTAAACTCAAATCCATCATTAACAGGAGTTACTTTTCCTGCTTCAACAATTACAGGTTTTGTAAGAAATTTAAATTTACAATCCACAGGAATAACAGGAGTAGTTGATGTTTCAAAATTAAAAACAGGACTTGCATCATTGGCATGGCACTTTGAGGGTAATGGTTGGAGCGCAGCAGTAGTCAATGAAATGCTTGTTAACCTTGATACAATGTCAGCCGGAGGATTTGCCAGCCGCGTTATCAACATTGGTGGCACAAATGCCGACCCAGACACCACCAGCGGAGGTTATGATGGTGTTGCAGCAAGAACATCATTACAAGGAAAATCATTTACCGTAACGATCACTTAACAACCTATCCGGCACAACCGGACTAAAATAGAAGGACAAACAACTAAAATTCTATAAGTTATGGAAAAAGAAAAAGAAGAAGATTGCAAAATCTGCACTGAAAAGTTTGATAGCAAAGTTGCTTCAATTGTAGAAACGGCTTACAAATCTATTGTGAAAATGGAGGAGGAGCATGTGAAGTCTATAACAATAAGAGAACAAAGGGACAAAGAGTTCTACAAGCTTCGAGCGTTCAAGTTTGACACAGCCCTAGCCAACCAACAAGAAAAGGCTAACATTTTTTATGATGATCAGGAAGAGAAAATAAAGAGTGTCATAAAAGAAGCTATCAAAGAAATGACAAGTACAATTAAATGGTTTTTAGGAGTTGTTCTTATTATCGTGATGGGTGTTGTGGGGTTGACAATAGGAAATACGGTGGGGTTAGCAGGAAAAGCAAATGCAAATGAGGTATTTTCCTTGAAAGATGCTAAGACTTTGCGAATGGCAGGGGATGCTTACTACGATCAGCGATACGTGTTAAAGTCTGGGGAAACAATCGACAAATACACATATCAGTGGCACATGGAAACTATATTCGAAAAGTTAAATCGTGGTGGACATTTACAAAAAAATAATCTAAATAAATAAAAAATCATGGAAAAGTATAAAGAGATTTTCATGTATGCCTTAGCTGCATTACTATTTATAGGATTTTTCATTATTCTTGGTGTACTTATTTTTGTAGGAATACCGGAACGTAATGAAGCTTTATTAAACGTATTGCTTGGTGTACTTGGAACTTGTTTTGTTATGACAATATCATATTTCTTTGGTTCTTCTAAGGGTAGTGCTGATAAGAATTTGATGATGTCAGAAACAAACAAAGCAGCAATTAAAGAAGCCAATAAACAATGAAAAGAGTTCAACTAACACCCAATCTATTTTTGGACGAATACATTCCAAAGGATGCATATTTGAAGTACCAAAACAAGCCTCACATCTTAATCAGCCTATTAGATGATAGGCTGATTAAATCTGATCAAATGTTAAGGGACAAATTTGGCCCAATAACAATAAATAACTGGTGGGTTGGTGGTGATAGAAACTGGTCAGGTTTACGTACAACAGACAGCCCATACTACTCTATGACATCTCAGCATTCATATGGTCGTGCTTCGGACAAATTGTTCAAAGTATCATCACAAGAAGTTCGGGAATACATTAAACAAAATTGGAAGCAACTAGGAATAACAAGAATTGAGGACAATGTGTCTTGGGTTCATTCCGATGTTGGTTTTACCCAAATGGATTCACTTTTAATATTTGCCCCATGAAAACATTCTTTCTAAAGAACTACAAGCTGATTTTAGCCGTTTCCTTGCTATTAGCCGTAATATTAATACAAAACTGTTCAAAGCAACAGCTAAAGAATAAAAATCAATTACAGGCCGTGGAATTGGCCTCTATTAAAGATACGGTTGAATCGTTTCGAAACAAAAATGAAGAACTTGTTACAAAAGTGCTTTCCACAACAGTTACTGCAAACAATCGGAAAAAGGCGTTGGAGGAAGCTGGGTTTGAAATAGACAAGCTAAAACAGGACAATGTAAAGTGGCGTGATGTTAACTTGGCATTAAAAATGAAACTTGATGCAGCCGGAAGTGGTACAATCACTTTACATGATACTATACCTGTTTATATTAAGGGCGACACGATACAAGCTAAAGTAGGAAAATGGAATAATGATTACTTATTTTTGTGGCCTTACTTAGTAGGAAACAAATTGAATTTTAAGTACACATACCAGACAAATATCAATCTACTTCAGGAACAAAAAGGTAAAAGTTACGTTATCACGGCAAAACTAAGTGACCCTAACGCATCCATTATGACAGGAAACTCTATAACTATTGTGCCTAAAAAAAGATGGTGGGACAAATGGTATGTGTATGGGGCGGTCGGTGTGGCTGGAGGTGTTTTACTTGTTAAGTGATTTAAAGCCTTGATATAATTTGAAAGAATTTCAAATACATAGTAATGTCAATCAATCCAGAAAGTAAACAAGCACCAAAAATATAGTACATATACTTTTCGTACCAGTTTTCCTTCATTTCAGGTTGTTTCCCGCTGCCTAGAACGATTATAATGGTCAAGGTAATAGTTAGCATGGCTTAAGTGGTTTTAACTCGTGAAATGCCTTTCCTTTGGGTTACTTCAAATGTGCGATCTGCGTATGTGCTTAATGCAGATTCATGTGTAATAATGATAAACTGAATCCCTAATTTGTCAGCTAGCAGTTTTACCATTTCACTTGCCCTAGTGTGCAGGTTTTTGCTGAGGTGTTTAAATGGTTCATCTAGAATAATGATACTTCGTGTTGGTGGAATTTGCATTGACCAACTTGCGATCCTCAAAGCGAATGCGGCCAAATCAACTACACCCCCACCACTGGCTAACATAGGATCAATCTTTTCACCATTCTTTTCAAACAAAATATCACATTCGTTTTTGTTTCTTCTCTCAACAAAATCCAGAACCAATCTATAAGGTTCGTCAAACACACTTTCCAATGCAACAGAAGTAACATCGGAAATATGATAGATTAGCTGTTGTTGGGTTTGTAGGCCGACCTGTTTTAAAATTTCGTGTGCTTTTTCCAGATTCTTTTGATACTTCTTATCTTTCCGGATACGGACTATTGTTTGTTCTATTGAATCCTCTAATTCAATTTTGCGCCCTTCTCTTTGTTGTATTAGCTTCTTTGCTTCAAATATGTTCATTATAGGTATTTTAGTTTAACTTCGGTTTAAAGTGTGTCATTATTGTGTTGCGTATAACCCTCCGCAAATACAAGCAAATGCCAAAATTTCAATCCACCAAACACGATTTTTTATTGTAAGCACATACATAAAAAGTCCTATAAATACAAATATCAAACTTGGTGTAATTATATTTCGTTCGTAAATTAGTGCAACTAACCCAGAAACAATACAAGTTGTCGCCCCAATTAAATGAACAGTCTTGACTTGTTTTTCCTTGAACGCTGCTGCTGTTCCGGTAAATATAAGCCCTGCGCCTGAGAAAAAGAAAAATGGATTTGTCCCATCCATTTGAAAGAACATTAAAAAACCGATTGATACACAAAAAATCGTAAATAAGACTTTTTCTTTCCCAACCAACGCATACCATGAATCTGAAATAGATGGTAGTGGTTTTTTAAATCGTATCAACAAAAATACGATGTACGATAAAAATATTGCTGCTTGAATTGTTGTTATCATAGCAAAATGTATAACTATTTTAGAAGTTTTTCAAGTTCTTCCAAACCTTCTTCCAATTCCTCTTCCAATTGAGCAACAGCCACTTCTTTTTCCTTTATAAGTGCTTCGGCCTGTTTTATGCTCTTGCAGCCATAGTCTTCCTTTAACTGTTTTACGATTGCATTTTTCTCACCTTCCAGTTGTGCTTTCTGGGTTTTGCGTTCTTCAATTTCCTCTTGAAGTTCGATAAGTTTTTCTGTTTTCATATTATTCTAAAAGTTTTTGAATTGCTTGTTCATACTCTTTGATTAAAGGGATTAAATTTCTTCGGTGAGTTTCATGTATCTCAAATGATATTTGTCCATTTTTATACATTTCCATAGATTTACCAAAATCCCTTCTTAGTTCTATCACGTGTTTTTGTAGTAGTTCAATCGGGCTCATGTTATTCTTCAATCATTTCGTGGACAATATCTTTAACTTTTTGATCAACATCATTGCGTTGAAAGAATACTTTAAGATTCTGCTTAAAGTTTACAAAATCCAAACCTTCCCTATTTAGTGTTTCAATAAAGGCCATTATTCGATTTTCTTTTTCTACTAACACATCAAGATGTTCACGGGTAACAACTCCTTTTTCAATTGGAAGATAAACTGGTTCAACTGTATTTGTGTCAGCATAGTACAACCACACGGCAGGTTTATAATTTATTTGGTCTGCTGTTTGTCGCATCATACTTCCGGGATTTACCAACAATCTCCCCCTATACTCTTGTGTGAAAGGTTGATGATTATCACCTGTCAAAATCATAGAATACTCAGGATATTTATGAAGGATTGAACGTGCTTTTAAATCAGTACATCCGGGATATGGTAGTTCTGATTTGTAGGTCATTACGTGCCATACAAGTATTTTACGTCCTTTAATGGTTATGCTGGGTTCTTCAGGTGTTTGATTAAAATGGACACCGTCAAGTACTTTTATTTTACCATTAATCCACAAATTGAACACACCACATTTTTCTTGCTCTTTCATAGAATGGTTTGGAAGATCATGGTTTCCATAAACCGTATGGAAATTTGAAGGAATCATCTTAGAAACCATGCTAACTAACCACAAGGAAGGTTTGGCATTGTCGAATAGATCGCCTGAACAAAGAATAGGACAGTTGTGTTGTATTTGAAGTTCAGAAATGAATGTGAGTTTTTTCCATTGTGCAGCTAAGAAATCATCCGTTCTACAAACAGGGGTGTCTTCTCGCAAGTGAATATCACCACATAGGATTGCATCAGCTTTCTTTTGCTTGCTCATAGTAAATCCTCTCTTTCTAAATCTTCTATGCCGATCATTAGTGCATTTGAAATTATCGCACGTAAATCAGATAATTTCGAATCACCATCATAAATTTCAAAAGATTTTGATTCAGAATTAAAGATAATACAAGACCCTTCCACTTTTACAATATGTGTGCTGTCTATCCAAATTTTGTAAGTTTTCATCGCAGCTTGTCTTTTTCGTTAAACACTTCCAATCTGAGAACATCTTCGTTTTCTACAATGTAGTCTTTCACCTGACTTGTGCATTTATTGTTATCATAAAGAAACAATAAATACTTTGCAGGAACGTTTGCCATTTTTGTACCCTTGTGCATACCAAAAGGCATGAGGCTTTCATCTGTGAGCATATTGCTAGTATAATAATGAAACTAAAAATTCCACTAAAACTATAAACCCAGCCACAGCAGTCACAAAGCCTAACATGAGTGCAACAAAAATCAAAAGAATAACCCAATCGGATATTTGGTTAGTCTGTTTAGGTAATGAAACATCACCCCTTAATTTTAAGTTTTTCGTTTTCATAATCTTGTAATTGTTTAGATAGTTTAATACTGTGAACTTGTACTAAATGAGTAAGTATTCCCATTATTTCAAAATCGGACATATCGGATTGCTCATCCACCGTTAAACCTTCCGCAGTCTTTTCTATTTGTAATTTATAACTTTCCATATTTTTTATTTTAATTTACCTGTACCTTTACAAATCGGACATACATTTGGAATCAAACTAAGTAATTCAGTTAGTTTCCTTTCGTTTCCTTCAAGTATTTTAGTCAGATTGGTATATCGCACCACTAGACCATTTAAAGGCTTAATTTCGGCTTGGAATTGCTTGATGTCTTTTTGCTTTCGTAACAGGTCGTTTACTTTGGGTTCAAGACCTATTAATTTCTCAGTTGCTTCGAGTGTTCCATAGATAAGGTCTATTTTATCTATTTGGCGTTTCATCTTTTGAATTTCTACTTTCTTCTCAACTATTTCTTTTTTCTTTACCACCAACAAGGCGACTGGCTTTTCTATCTGCAAAAAGTCTTCAACTTCATCCAAATCGTTTTCAATCTCAACCAATCTGGAAACTTTGTTTTTCAGTGCAATCAATTCAGCGTATTCATTTTTCTTTGTTGTGTCTTTCCTTTCTAACGTGCTTATTCTTTTTTGAAGATCTGGCAAAGTTTCATAGTTCTTTAGCTGCTCCATTTTTTCTTGCAGGTCATTTTCTCTTTGTTCAATCCCCAGCTTTGTTTTGGATACAGCACTTTTAGCCTTAGAAATACTTTTATCAATGATAGAAATTCCAGCAATTCGATTAAAGTGAGAAGCTACTTCTCCGGCAGTTTCGCTAAGCAAGAACGGAGCATCCATTTGGGATTGAATATTAACACTTTCCAAATTTAGTATTTTCTTAACTTCGTCTGGCATACCCTGACCAAAAGCTTTTAATGGAACTTCGTTGTTTATTGTGTACGAATTTTCTGTATTTGACTTTGTTCTCCGGATAACATTCCCATCAGAAAAGGATAATTCAACTACTGTATTTCCACCCCAATGACTACGAAAAGCATCACCGGATGGCTTGTTGTCAATAACCCATCCGATTGCTCTTTTGATTGCTGTCTTTCCTTTGTCACTTAAACCATTAAAAATATTAACCCCTTTGGATAAATTAATAATAGTGTGTTTGTGACTTTGGAAGTTGAAAATTTCCACACTAACTAACATGATGACCTCCTTTTCTCCCAAATAAGTTTTGCAGAATGTTTCATTTTTAGCTTAGTTTCATCAGATGGTTTAATTCCTTTATGACTATCACTCATTCTTTTTTTAATTTTTTCTGACAATAAATGACTTCTTGTTTCCCACATTAAACGATTATGTAATTGTCTGTGTTCTTTTCTTGACATTACTTGTAAATTACAAATCTCATTATCCGTTTTTATGTGATTTATGTGGTGAACTGTTTCATAAGGGAGTAAGAATCTACCCAGAACTTTTTCCATTACCATTCTTTCTTCATGTACTTTACCGTTGATATCTGAAAAGGGATGTTCTGGCATGTACACCATTCTATACCCCCCACTGGCTATTCCAATACCCCCACACCACATGGAGTTATTTTTACCAGTTTGACTTATTGATATTTTTTGTCTTGCTTCCTTAGTGTGTTTCTTCCCTTTGAACAATAAATTCCCTTGCATTCGTTCAGCGTGGATTTTTTTATTACTTTCTGTTTGAATATGGTGATACTGTATAAAATCTCTTGGCTTCCCCCTATAAAAGGAAACAACCCCACCACAACCGCATTTACAGTAATGAATAACCCCTCTTTTCCTTTTTATTATTTTCATACTTAATTTCTACCTTGATTATCATATTTCAAAAGTTCTAAAGTCATTACTGTCTGTTCCTTTAATTTCAGAAGTTGTGTCAGTTCTCTCTAATCGGTATCCCTTCAAAAGTTCAACAACTTTTTTCATTTCTTTTTGATACACAATATGCGTCACGTCTAAATAAACGATACTATCTGCTGGTACGTGTAGTGAAAGACAGGATACTTTTGTAGGGTCAAAACCAAATATTTCACAAAGTTGAATACCTACTGATTTACTTTTTTCTATTGTCATTTTGTTTCTTTGTTTCTGTGATACCTACTAGATAAATTGCAACACTTTTATGAACTACATTTTTAACAACTTCACCAAATGGTCGAATACACCCGAAGATATACAAATCTCTTTGTTTACTGTACTTAGCAAACGGTTCACCCGTAGGGCTGTACATCAATTTGCTCAGTTCAAGTAATTTAGGAACAATATACTCAGAATCCATTATGTTTCTTTTTGTAGGTTACCTTTTTCATCTTCAAACCAAACGAAACCTCCTATGCCTTTTCTTCTTTTTATCAAAGTTTGCATATCTAACTTTCGCATAAAGTCATCATGGTGTATTGGGTGTGAGTTCATACCCCAATCAGGATTCATGCTTTTGCATATTATTCTAAAAGAACCTTCTGCCCCCATTGATGCACTTATTTTAAACTTAGCTTGTATTCGTATGACATCTTCTTCAGAAATTCCACGAATAATATGGACACCACCTACGTGAACCCCATTTAAGGTTTCACCAATCACTTGAACTCTGAAATATTTATTCATTTTGAACAATTAAAAACGTAATGTTACTCCAATTCTGCTGCCTGTTGCAAACAAACGCTTGTTATTTTTCCGTTTACCTTTCTTATGACCATCAAGGTCAATAATAATTCCGGTAACACACATTCCCAATCCAACAAAAACCATAGATTGCTTAAAATCATCACTACAATCTTTTGTCAGTGCAGCCCCTGTTGCTACTGTTAATAATCCTGCAACACATACAATTTCCCCTGTTTTTGGGGCAGGACGATAATGGTATTTGTTTCGTGGATTAGGAAACACCATTGTACAAACTAATAACATTAAGGAAACTAGAAGTATTCTCATTACGATTTTTTATTCTTACAATGTAAAGCGATTAACAAACAATCAGCGTTGTGTATTTTCAATCGTGGATACAGGCGTTTTGTGACCTCGGACGCAGCCAACTTTAATTCAGCTTCACCTTTTAACCCAGATGGGAGTAGTTTCTTTTGCCATTCACCACTATCAACCCACTCGTAAGGGATTTGGAGTTGTTCAAATATAATTTCAGTAGCTTCCATGCAACGAAGTGCTGAAACAGAAGCAACCCACCTTTTAGGGTTCACCATCGGGCGTTCAATCAGAAAGTGTGTATTTGACCCTGCCTGAAGGATTAACTCTTTAAACTTATCAAAATCAATCCGGTTTATAAATGCTTTCTTTTTGGTGTAGTTCAGGCACTTTTTTACAGGTGTTTTTTCATGAACAATCACTGTGCCATTTCGTGATAAAATGGTGATACCTCCAGTGACGCCGTTGTCGATACCTCCCCAACTTTGTTCTGTCTCTTCATTGTTCAAAACTTCCGATGTCTTCAGAATCTCCGGAGGTTGTAATTTTCTCGTTCTTTTCATTTTTTATTTTTAATTCGTGACAAACAACATCAACATAGGCATGGAATAGTTGAAAATACATGATTTGATAGGAAAGTCTTTTGAACTTTACAACCATTCCTGCAAAAAGTAAAGTCCTGTCTTCTTGAAATAGGAACTTGTTTCGTTTTTCCCCTTTTTCATTTTCCTGTGCAACGTAGTATTTGATTAACATTACTGCTTCTTTTTACGATTAACGGTAAACATTTTTTCAATTTTTTCCCATAAATCAATTGTTTCATTTTGTAGTGCAGTTTCAAGATTGTTTTGCTCTACATGAACAATCGCTTTTTCAAGTCCTACGCCAACACTTTCACCTTTTACGCAGTAGGTTGTTTGTTTCTTGTATTTTTTTACAAATTCAAGATTGGCACGAATATCATCAATACCATAGCCAAAGGTAATGATTAAAGGGGCTTTGCGATAAGGGGTGTCCACTGTCTTTTCTACAATAACTTCAACCTCAATACCAGTTATGCGAAACTCTTCCTTTCCATTTATTTTTACTTTGGTTTTTATTTTTTGCGGATTGTTAAACCGTATAACAACTGAAGAGTAGAACCACAAAGCCTTTCCACCGGGAAATTCAACTTTGGATTCAAATTGCATGGCGTTCATTTTATCCCTTATTTGGTTAGAACATGCAAAAATATAGTTTTTATTTTTAATAAGTCTTGCATGTTTTCTCAAAGATTCAGAAAACTCTTTACCCCTTCTTCCACCCATTTTATCACCATCTTCGCTATTCATTTCCATGTCAGTAGAAAGTGCAGCCAAAGAATCAGTAAAAAACCCATTAACAGCGTCAGCATCTTTAGGTTTCCATTCTCTTAGATTTTTGAAAACTTCAGTTACTGTGTCCGGCGTTGCATAATTTTCTTCAGACAAGTGCATCCCAAACATAGATGAAAATTCTTGATCTAATCGTGCTTCCGGATCGTTAAAGAAATCCTCACCCCCATCATTTAAGATACTTCCAGCTATCTGACTTAACAATGCTGTTTTTCCACTTTGACTAGGGCCATAAGCAACAAGCATTATTCCAGATGGAATACCCCCACCCCTAACACGGTTTCCGCTAATGGCTAGATTTAAAAGAGTTGAACCTGTGGATGTGACATGTTCAAAATTTCCATCATACGCTGTGAATGTCAATTCTTCTGCCTTCTTTTTTGTATGATTTTTTATTTGTTTTCCCAAATCAGGTTGTTTAACCCTTGTTCTTTTCATCTTGTACAAGTTGAATGATTCGCCCGACTACTGCTGGCTCCAGTTTTTTCTTTTTCAGTTCAAATTGAAGTAGTTTTAAGAAAGTTTCAAAACTTGTCCCCTCCATTCGATTCCAAGCTTCCCACGCATTACCAGCAACCATTTGTTCTAATAGGCTGGTTGGAAATTCAACAGAGTGTTCCTTAACCCAACCGCCCAGAAGTTCTTGCATAATGCTTATTTTTGTCACCCCTAAAGCATTACTAAAAAGGGTGACATAGTCTGCCAGACTTTTGGGGACAAAAGTCCCCATAAATCCGACAACTATTTTTCTTTTTCTTTTCTGTGGAAAAGATGATAATATGTTTGACATACTATTTTTCCTTTGATTTTTTATAGCACTCTTTCCATAATTCACAAGCATCGCATTCATCATATTCATCGTTGTCTACTCCGAACTTGTGACCGTGTGGGCATTTGCCCGTTTCTACTTTAGAACTTTTAGGTTCTTCTTCTGTTCGTCTTTTGCGTGATACGACTTCTTGTTTTTTAGAAGGTGTCTTTTCAGCTTCCTTCGTATCAAAAGGGAGATCATCGTTAAGCAGTTCGATCATCCGTGCTTTCATTGTTTTGACTTTCACGAACTCACGAAGTTCTTTCAGATGTGCTTTGTAGTATTGTGGATTTGCTTTTACAATGGCAAGTAATTCAGAAATATTTGAAGCTTCATTTATTTCCAAAATAATGTCTTCTCTTCCATCATCCTCGTCTTCTTCCTCCTCGTCTTCTTCCTCCTCTTCCGGTGCAATGATTTCAAGCATCGCTGCTTTCAATTTGGAAGCTTTGTCGAAAGTTTTCAATGTTTTCATGTGTTTTTTGAAAACATCAGGATTTTCGGTTGCAATTGTAAGTAACTCTGAAACTTTTTTACAAGATTCAATGTCCTCAGAAAGATCAATTTCCTCTTCTTCTTCCTCTTCTTCCTCTTCTTCATCCTCTTCATCCTCTTCATCTTCATCCTCTTCCTCGTCTTCTACCGGAGCAGGTTTTTTAGCTGTTGGTTTGGCTGCTTTCTTTGCTGGTTTTTCATCCTCTTCCTCGTCATCTTCTTCCCCTGCTTCAAAGAACTTAGCTTTTAACTGGTCGTAGGAAAGAACAGTAAGACATTCTTCCAAAATTGGAATTTCATCAAGAACATCATCCTCGTACTGTTTCACACGTGCTTCAAAATCAAATCGTGTGATTTTTGCAAATTTGTGACCTGCGAAACTGTCTTCATCAAACGTCAGTTTAACTGAACAACCTTCAGATGGGTGAATAAATGTTTCCCAGCGATCGTCACGTTTTAACTGTGATTCAAAGTCTTCCTGAAACATGTAATCAGAAGCATCGTATATAAAATTTTTGCCTTTGTTCTTTTTGTCCAATGGCAAACGCAAAGCGTACAGGTTTCTTTCGCTTGTGTTCAGACCTTTAATTTCATCTTCGTCACCATCGTTCTTTTTCAAATCAGCTTTGTAATCACAAATTGGACAAGGCTTACCGAACGATTGGGGACAAACAACTTTCTCATTTCTTACACCAACATTGCGGTGAACTTTGAATGGTAGTTTGTACCAGTATTCACCTTTGATAGCGACTCCATTTTTATCATCCCTATCAGGGTGATTTTTGATAGAAACCTGATAAACCATAAAGTCAACTACATACTGATTGTCTGCTTCCGGTACAAATACCTCAACCCCTTTAGGCGGTGCAAGGTAGCTGAAGCTTCCGCCTTGTTTTCTTTTTGCTGTGTTAGCGGATACTTTTCCACGAAAACTACCCACACGACTTTTTACTTTTGCCATAATTTAATAAAATTTAAAAATTAACGTTCAATTTTTCTTATTCTTTTATTTGCACTTTCCTTTGCGGAATTTCTTGTTTCTTTCCTTTGCTCCATTTTCTCTTTCAGGTTTCGTGGAACACTAGGCCCTGCAAAGTAATTCTGTCCGTGAAGTGTTACCAGATTTTCTAAAGCCGATTTACGTGTAAAGGAAATCTCGTTTTTAGCAACAGCTAACAGGTTAGCCTCTTTCATAGCTGATAGCCACTCTTCACGTGCATTTTTATAATCATCGTGATTCATAATACAAGCTTCAACATTGGCTACTGTAACCTTTGTTCCTTCACCTAGATACTTCTCAGGTTTTTCATTGATCTTTACTGTAAGTTCTGCTTTAGTAAGCTTTACTGTTTCGTTAGCCCTTTCCAAAGCATCCTGTGCATCCGCCCACAACCTGCCATATTTCATAGCAAGTTCGGCTTGTT